ACCGATGGCCAAAAAAAAATTTATGCCGGGCCCACCTGGCAGCTTTTGTCTGCCACTAGACAATCCCGTCCAATCAGAATTCAGCCTCAAAGCTTAAATAAAATTGGCGCCCGCTTTAAATGCTTGGCCGCTACGTTTAGTGCGCTGTCCACTATGTGGGATCCGCTTTTGAACCCGTTTCCCCAGACCGTGCACGCCTTTCGTTGCATGCTTTCTGTAAAGTATTTACAGGCCGTTGAAGACACATACGCTCCTGATACTTTAGGCGCTGATTTAATTAGGGAGTTAATTGCAGTAATTAGGGCAAATAATTATGTCGAAGCGTGCAGCAGATATGATCATTTCATCAAGCGGGTCGAGGGTACGACGTCGGCTCAACTTCGACAGCCCTATGGCTCGCCGTGCTACTGCCCCCATTGTCCGTGCCACTCGAAAACAGCAGTGGTCGAGCCGCCCCATGTATCGCAAGCCAAGGTTGTACCGAATGTACAGAAGCCCTGATGTGCCTTATGGCTGTGAGGGTCCGTGTAAGGTCCAGTCATTTGAAAAAAAACATGACGTTAGTCATACTGGCACGTTGTTGTGTGTTTCTGATGTTACCAGAGGTAGTGGGATTACTCATAGAGTAGGGAAGCGTTTCTGCATCAAGTCAATATACATCATAGGGAAGATATGGATGGACGAGAACATTAAGTCCAAGAATCATACTAACACGGTTATGTTCTGGTTAGTTAGGGATCGCCGCCCAGTTACAACGCCTTATGGCTTTGGTGAGGCGTTTAATATGTATGACAATGAGCCCTCTACAGCCACTATCAAGAACGATCTGCGTGATCGTTTGCAGGTGTTACACAGGTTTTCTGCCACAGTTACTGGGGGTCAGTATGCGTCTAAGGAACAGGCTATGATCAAGCGTTTCTGGAGGATTAACAACCATGTGGTCTACAACCATCAGGAGAAGGCAGCTTATGAAAATCATACTGAGAATGCCTTAGTTTTGTATATGGCTTGTACTCATGCTAGCAATCCTGTGTATGCTACGCTGAAAATTAGAATATATTTCTACGACTCTGTAATGAATTAATAAATATTGAATTTTATTATATGATTGAAGTTTACATACAACGTATTGTGCAATGCATTCCATAGTACATGATTTATTGCTCTAATTACATTGTTAAGACAAATTACACCAAGATTATCTAAATACTTCATAACTTGGGTCTTAAAGACCCTTAAGAAACTCAATGTCTGAGGTTGTAAGCGAGTCCAGATCTGGCAAGTCAGAAAACATTTGTGTATCCCCAAAGCCTTCCGCAGGTTGTAGTTGAACTGTATCTGAACTGTAATGATGTCGTGTTCCCGTAGGAATGGTCTGCTGTCGTGTTTGATGATCTTGAAATATAGGGGATTGGTTATTTCCCAGGTATACACGCCATTCTCTGCCTGAGCTGCAGTGATGTATTCCCCTGTGCGTGAATCCATAGTTGTGACAGTCAATGGAGATGTATAGTGAACAGCCGCAACGCAGATCAACCCTCCGTCTGCGAGGTTTCCTCTTGGCTAGCCTGTGTTGGACTTTGATGGGAACCTGAGTACAGCGGCTGGTTGATGGTGACGAAGGTCGCATTCTTTATGGCCCAGTTTTTTAGACCTATGTTTTTCTCCTCATCAAGGAACTCTTTATAGGAGGATGTTGGACCAGGATTGCAGAGGAAGATTGTTGGGATCCCGCCTTTAATTTGAACGGGCTTCCCGTATTTTGTATTGGACTGCCAATCCCTTTGGGCCCCCATGAATTCCTTGAAATGTTTTACATAGTGAGGATCAACATCGTCTATTATGTTATACCAGGCTTCGTTGCTGTAAACCCTAGGACTAAGGTCAATATGACCGCATAAGTAATTATGTGGACCTAATGATCTAGCCCACATGGTTTTCCCAGTCCTGCTGTCACCTTCTATAACTATACTTATTGGTCTCCATGGCCGCGCAGCGGCAGACATTACATTGTCTGCGGCCCATTCTTCAATCTCTTCAGGGACTTGATCAAACGATGAACAATTAAATGGACTAATGTACTCTTCAATAGGAGGCATGAAAATGCGTTCCAGATTAGCATTTAAATTATGAAATTGTAATACATAGTCCTTAGGAGCTAACTCCTTAATTACATCAAGAGCTTGATCCTTATTGCCTGTGTTAATTGCTCTTGCGTAAGCATCGTTTGCTGTCTGTTGTCCCCCTCTTGCAGATCTTCCATCAATCTGGAAGGTGCCCCAGTCAAGTATGTCCCCGTCCTTCTCGATGTATGCCTTAACGTCTGAACTGGACTTAGCATCGGTGATGAAGCAGTGGTATTGGGAGGAGGAGTTGGGTGACTGTAAGTCGAAGAATCTCGGATTCGTGAGGTCGAACTTGCCCTCGAATTGCACAAGAGCATGGAGATGAGGGTTTCCATCCTCGTGTAGTTCTCTACAAACCCTAATGAATTTCTTGTTTACAGGGGTTTGTATATTGAGTAATTGTTCTAGTGCCTCTTCTTTAGAGATAGGGCACTGTGAGTAAGTGAGGAAGAAGTTCTTCCTATTTAATCTGAATCTCCCAGGCTGACGCATGATGACGTATGTATCCCCCGATTGGAGCTCTCTTCAAACTTCCTAGTCAATGGGTGGATAGGTGGATGTTATATAGTGGGGATTTTTCCGGAATAAAAAATTTTTTTTTGGCCATCGCAATAATATT